ATCAATATATAGTTGAAAACCTTTGAAAATTCATTATAAAATAATCAGAGTTTGTACTCTGGAATCCATATAGTCATAGGTCCGTGAATTCCAAATGTATTTCTCTGCAACTGAGCATCAACAGTACATTCTCTTGAAAACTTACACGCGACTTCATACGGAGCAAATACGCATCCGAACCGTTCATATATGTGAGCATTGTGAACACATATGTTGTAATCTTCAGCGAAATATCCATTACCATGATGTCTGTAAAAATCACCATGCGTTGTAGACACACAGGGAATATATTCGTGCGTCGATACCTCTAATAATTTCTTAGATCTAAAGCTAAAGCCACCATTACCTACGCGATGTACTTTTCCAAATGGATCTAAACAATGATTCTCTACAGATGGCCAAGGAGCACCTATGTAATCGTAGTTGTAAAAATCATCATCCCACATTTCCGGATCCAAAATAAATCCATCATGTTGTACAATTAAACAGTATTTGGTATTAATGTACCTGTGTAAATCAAATATTACAAAATAACTATATGCTTCACTAGATGTTAGGTATCTACACTTTTCTACAGATATACCGTCTTTACTTACTATAGAAGAATCATGTGTGATGAATTTTACTTCGCCAAATTCCATTTGATTCATACAATGCCGTACTGACATCCATGATTCGTTGAGTTTTATTGAAGTAATACATACTAGAGTTACATCGTTTAGTTTTTTCATATATCTAACGTATTCGAATGTATAACTCGGTCAAACTTGTCGAATGTATAAAACTTACAATAATATGATGTTTCCTTTAACGCATCAAAGTTTATCGTAAGTGTCAATACATCTAATGACTGACACATTGATTTAATTAGTTGTTTTTCAAAAGACTGTACTACAATAACTTTATTCACTGAATCGTATAATTCAATTTTAACACGTTCTACATCGTCCGATATAAAATGATAGGATGGAATTGATACGTTCTTAGTCAATGTAGTGATTTCAGATGTATCGATATTTTTCCCAAATACATAGTTTTCATTATATGGGGTCGGTGCAAATTTTCCAGAAAGAGTATATAAAGATACTTCCCGTGTCTTGAATTTAATTCCAGCGTATCGTTCATATTCGTCTAATGTACGAATTTTTCCAAAACCATATTTCTTTGGAATCACTACAGAATTATCGGTTTCTATACCAAACAATATGCGATTTCGTTTCTGAGATTGTGAGTCTCTTTGCCACCAAGATTTTTCATATCCACGATAAATATCTTTTGTAGAATCATGGTCATCCCAATGTTTCATACGATTATTTCGTGTGTATTCATGCCATGCAATCACCTTGTGTGGATGGTACAAATCGTATCCGTGAGTAAAAGCTCTGACAGAGATGCTGATTTCCTCTCCGTAAAAATAGTATTCAGGATCATGAGGCACTTCTTCACAAAACTGACCATCAGTAAATGCAAAATGGGCAGAATAAAATCTGGCTGGTATTGGCTTTGTGTATGACTGATGTTTGACAATTAAATTTGGAATAAATATAACTGTGCTTTCATCCGTGAATGTATGAAAATCCATTCTCCACGGTACCATTTCATAAGTCTCTTTTGAACGTAGAGGATCAAATGCTGGTATATATGATGTAATTAGAGGTTTACTACTGCCCATCGATACACATTGCTGGTACATGTTTTTCAACTCTGTATCCCACCCCTGAACAAATCGGTGGTGAGAATCCAACTGCAATGTGTATCTTTCGCCGTTGTATTGTCGTTGAATCAAATTTCTTGCCCAACAAGCTCCACGACTTTCCTTATACGGAACGTCAATGATTTGAATGTTTGGATACGTTTTAAACATATCCAAGTTTTCAATATCATCATGTTGCCAACAGATACAAACCTTTAAATTTTCAGGCTTTTCTGCCGTCTCAAACATGTCCAGAATAGTTGGAACCAACTCTGGATCTCTATACGAAGCTATTTGTACAAAAATTGATTCATCGTTCATAACTTAATTTTCTAACTTCCACATGTCATACTCACATCTACATGATATATAGTCAGCAACGTGAACAATACGGGGCAAATTTGTTTTCAATTCGTGGTCCGGATTATATGACATCAGGTAGGAAGAATTGGCCTCATGATATAGACCATCCGACAACTTGATAGCCAACGTCTCCTTCCAAGTACAAGTGATCTGGTACTGTTGAAGAATAAACAACGCCCTATCAGTAACATCCATGTACTGTAGATTTGAGTTGAACTTGTACACTTCACCCTTGTTCTTTTTATGCCATTCACTCTCTTGAATCAGGTAATACTCTCCCTGTTCCTTGTCACCCAACTTTCCAAGATCGTGGTGAATAGTAGCGAACGCCAACTCTTCATCGGTAAAGTCAATTGTTCCCCCACGGGCTTCATACAACTTCTTGACACCAAATGAAGTGGTCAACACATTCATGATGTGGTCAAGATAACCACCAGCGTAAGCATTGTGATAGTGTTCCTTGGCACTGGCTGGTGCCATAATAGCACGGTAACCATATTCATTTTCACTATAAAGGTGCTTCAACTTTTCAAGTCGATCACCGGAAAAGAATTTCTCAAGGTGTTTTAGGAATTTTTCGTAATTAGCAAAAAGCTCTTTTTCGTTATAAGATTTAGTCATGAACCAAATCCTACATCGAAAAAGAGCTTACGTCAATTTTTTAATTTAGTTATACAACTGGTTCAGCAGGTGTAAACGAAACAGATCCATTTGGAGTTGTCAATACAATTGATGCAACTTGATCAGCTATATCAACCTTGGCAAATCCACCACGGTCAACTGTATAAACAAATACCTCTACAGTTTTACCATCATACTCAATTGTGGTTTGACCTGAAACAAATTCAGTACCATCAACATATACCCAATTAACATCGGGATTTGGATGATCTCTCAAATCAGTTACAGTTGGAGGCAATGATGGTGAACCAACAGTGTATTCAATATCACTGGTGAATTCGCCTTCTGGAGTTACCACTTTAAAGAAACCAGAACCCGTAGCTTCTGAATTCAAATAAAATCCAATCTGCGTTGTGTTAAAAACGGCAACTGGATCACAGACCAATTCGTTAAAATAGATCTGGGTCTGACCATCAACGAAGTCGGTGCCAAATATATAAATCCATTGATTAGCAGGTCCAATTGTAGTAGACAATGATGTAATTGTTGGTGAAGCCATAATTTATGTATGTTTGGTTATAAATATAATCAGACATTTGTTTGTTTCAGTTTTTTTATTATAAATCGAACCAATGCACTTCTAACAATATCGTCTTCATCAAACTTAAACGTGTGAATACCATTTTCACGACTTTCAGTATCTTCAAAGTGATTCATCATTTTAACGAACCCGCTCTTTCCATTGATATCACTTTGATCTGGGTCACCCAAAATAAATACTTTACTGAACTCACCAACACGGGTGACTAGAGTGACCAACTCTTTGTAAGTCATGTTCTGCGATTCATCAGCAACAATACATCTAGCGTTCCAGTTCAATCCTCTCAAGAAGCCGATTGGTATGCTATCAATTCGTTGTTCTTTCTGAAGAGTATCTATGCTTGCCTTGGTAGTAAGTTCTGACAATTTTTCCAACAATGGCTGTATATATGGTGCCATTTTTTCATCAGCTTCACCTGGCAAAAATCCAAGTTTACTATCAGAACTTTCAACTGCACTTCTCAAATACAACAAATCGCTTACCCTTTTTTGATTCAAAAGAATAAGCGATGTTAAAATTGCCATGTATGTTTTTGAGGTTCCAGCAGGACCACTAACAAACATTACCTTTGTATTTTTGTCTAATGCAACATCCAAAAACTGTTTTTGTTTACTTGTCAATTCCCGTTGATGTATTTCAATCTCATTTTTGATTTTGTGTTTTTGTGGCACAATAGGACTCTTGTCTTCAAGGTGTTTTTTCTTTTTCATTCAGTGTTTTGGTTTTACTGTATTATCTAATAACGATTCGATTCGTTTAACCCTACTACACAGTTCGTACTTTTCATCTTTAAGATAAAAGTCATATACATTTTGAATATTGTCACGAAATGCTTCTCTGGCAATAGTAATAACGAAGTCGGAATTTTTGAAATTAAATACTTCAGCCATTGGTAAGTTTTTTTCAATAGCGAATTCGATTGAGGATATAACACATTCTGTCAAATCGGTTTTATGCGATTTGACATACGATTCCAACTCTTTAAAATCAGAGGGCAACACAAAAGGTTTATATTTTTGCTTCTTTGCCATATAACATTAATAAATATTTCCACGACTCATGTTAAACCAATAAAAAACGCCATCGAAAGATGGCGTTTGTAAATTGCAGTTATTTGTTTATGTTCTGTTACTTATTCTTAACCTTCTTAGGGGCATCCGAAGGAGCCGGTTGTGACGGAATCGTGGTGCTCAATTCAGCGATTCGGAACTTGGCGGTAGACTTCCAAGAATTCTTGGTTCGATCAGATGCCCATTCATATGTCTTACCCGTTGAGACCAACTCTGCGATCTCGGCTTCTGACTTAGCATTTTTGATTTGTTCTCGTAGACCCATAACAATTTACCAGATACGATGTTTCTTTTCGTC